GAGAAATCTAAGATTCCGATTGAAGTTACCTTTGAAGGTGGTATTAGTAAGTGGTCTGGACTACTAGACATTGCACTGGAATCTGGGCACGTTACTAAACCTTCTAATGGTTGGTATCAAAAGACTAGTGAAGAAAAGAAGTATCGTCTGAATGATACTTACACTAAGGAATTCTGGATGCCTGTTCTGACCGACCCAACGTTCGGCGAGTGGATTGAAAATCGTTATCGCATGGGCAATGGACAAATGATGGAGGGTGACAATGTGGACATTTCTGATGAAGATATTTCAGAAGAATACGAAAATCAAGATATGTGATCAATGCGGGGTCGCTCTGAAAAAGAACGACCCTGCTATTTGCCTTCACGGTATCGAAGAGGGTCTTGAGTATGAGATCTTTGTTTGTGAACCATGTTGTATTAAAATTGCACATGAATATGATGAAATAGAGGATTTAAAAATTGCAGAAGATCGAGACGATTATACTGAGTAAATTGTTTTCTGATGAAGACTATGCTCGCAAGGTAATTCCATTCATAACACCAGAATATTTCCACGATACTTCCGAGCGCAAGATTTTTAATTATGCTAGAGATTTTATCGAGAAGTATAATTCACTGCCGACAGTCGAAGCAATTGAAATCGCAGTGCAGAATGACCGTGGTATAAACGAAAATGAATTTAAAAATATCAATGAGAAACTGACACATCTTGATGATTCTCTTGATGTGAATGAGAAGTGGTTGCTCGAAGAAACTGAGAAGTTCTGTAAGGATAAGGCAGTCTATAATGCAATCATGAAATCTATTCAGATTATCGATGGTGATGATAAACAACATACACAAGATGGTATTCCGTCCATCCTCCAAGATGCATTGAGTGTTTGTTTTGACAACAACGTCGGACATGATTACCTCGACAATTCTGAATCACGATATGACTTCTATCACCGTGTTGAAAACAAGTTGCCGTTTGATCTTGACATGTTCAACAAGATTACCAATGGCGGTCTGCCGAATAAGACTTTGAATATTGCGCTTGCTGGCACTGGTGTTGGTAAGTCATTGTTCATGTGTCACATGGCAGCAGGTGCTTTGGGTCAAGGTAAGAACGTTCTCTATATCACCATGGAAATGGCAGAAGAACGTATCGCTGAACGCATTGATGCGAACTTGATGAACGTAAACATTCAGGATCTCAAGGATCTCTCAAAGTCCATGTTTGATAATCGTATCGATAAGATTAAGAAAAAGACTGAAGGTAAACTGATCATCAAGGAGTATCCTACTGCTAGTGCGCATGTCGGTCACTTTAAAGCATTGCTAAACGAACTACAATTGAAGCGCAACTTTAATCCTGATATTATCTTCGTCGATTATCTTAACATCTGTGCATCCAGTCGATTCAAAGCAGGTGCTGGTGTCAACTCTTATACATATGTCAAGGCGATTGCTGAGGAACTTCGTGGGTTCGCAGTTGAGTTTGATTTACCTGTTGTTTCTGCCACTCAAACTACTCGTGGTGGTTATGCCAACAGTGATGTCGACCTGACTGACACTTCGGAATCATTTGGTTTGCCTGCAACTGCTGACTTGATGTTTGCTCTCATCTCTACTGAAGAACTTGAGAACATGGGTCAACTTATGGTTAAGCAGTTGAAGAATCGCTATAATGATCCTGCTATAAATAAAAGGTTCATGGTTGGGATCGACCGTGGTAAAATGAAACTGTTTGATCTAGAGTTATCTGCTCAACAAGGTATCACCGATTCAGGACAGGAAGATGCTGTTCCTGTTTTTGAGCGGACTCCATCTGGATTGCGTACGAGGGAGTTGTCTAAATTTGACTTCTAATTTTATAGAACTGTATCCGAACGTATTGACTGCCGAGGAATGTGCCGAGGCATGCGATAGAATCGATGACATCATTTCGCGACCAGATCCTGGGAATGCATGTATTTTGTCCGACAATAATGCTAGGACTGATTGGAATATATTTACCGATAGATATGGTTCGTTGAAACCGATCGAAGAAAAAATAGTCGAAGCATTGGCACGTAGTTGGCGCAAGTATAATACTAAATATTCTGCATCTTCTAAATCATTCTTTGAAGTTTTGTCACCAGGATGGAAATTTCAGCGCTCTGATACAGGAGGAGGATTTCATCAATGGCATCATGAACAAGGTTCAGGGAGGCAATCCACCGCAAGATTTGCAGTTTGGATGTTATACTTGAATGATGTTGAAGAAGGTGGAAAAACTGAATTTAAACATCAGGATTTGGCATACACACCTACTGCTGGAACGCTGGTTATTTGGCCCGCTGCGTATACTCATATTCACCGAGCAAATCCAGATCTAGTCGGGAAAAAATATATTGCAACAGGATGGTTTGTTTATCCTGAGCGAGATAGATTTCGAGAAAAGACTTGACTTCTAGTAATAAGTATAGTATAGTTGAATAGTAATTGGTGCCATAGCTCAGCTGGATAGAGCAAGAGCCTTCTAAGCTCTAGGTCGTAGGTTCGAATCCTACTGGCATCACCATTTTAAATAAGAGGATAGATTATGACTGAAGAAACTGAAACACAAGAATTAAAATTGAAGTTGGTCGCAACCACATTGGTGTGGACTAACGCAGGAACAGAAGATATGCCGCTATGGAGAGCAACTGGCGGTAAGGAATATGTTATTGCTCGGTTTGATTACGAACCAACACTACCAGAGATTGGTAAGGTAATGGATTCTAAACGACACATGATTGAGAATCATTATCCTCAACTGCATGAAACTCTTTCGGGGTGGCAACTGTATCTCGATGAAACAATGACACATAATGAATACATGCAGTATCACTTGACTGAATCCGTCGACTTTCCTGCAACTGACTTGACTGTTGTTGATGCCTCCGAGGAGATGGCGGGAATTGTCGCAGAATAATATAACAATAATCCAAACATATTACAATGAAAGATTCTATCTCGAAACTCAAATCGAGAGATGGAACTACTATAAAACTCCAGTAAATATTATATTATTTGATGATGGTTCTCAGATAGAACCTGCGGAAAATGTTCTCAAAGAACATACAATAAATGATAATATTAATTTTTCATTGTATAGAGTTACTGAAGATATTGGATTCAATAGTCATGGTTGTCGCAATCTTGGCGCAAGACTGGCACAATCTAACTGGTTGTTATTTCTAGACATAGACTACACACTACAACCAGCAGATCTTAAACGATTGCAAACTGAAACCCTCGATCTTAATTCTTGGTATGAACTTAATGCCAAGTTTCAAGGTCGGGGGAACACGTATAAAGCATTAAATCAGTTTATGATATCAAGAAAACTATTTTTAGATTCTGGTGGGTATGATGAATCTTACGTTCCGTTTCATTATGGAGATCGTGAACTTTTATCCCACCTTGAGCGAAAATATCAGAAAAATAATTTAGACTGGTTGGTTTTAACCTGCCGTCGTGGTGGTAGAAAATCAAAAGTGGATGACACTATTAAGATTCCAGTCTATGATGATGAGAACATGTTAATATACACTCCACGGTTTGATAAAGAATCTATAGTGCACACAGACACTAAGTTGAATTTTACATGGGAAGAAGTTGTTATAAATAGGGGGTAACATTATATTAGGATCCCTATGCAAAGTTTCTTATCATTCCTTTCTGAAGCAGCAATTCTTCACATTGAGCATCCATCTGACAGACTATTCGATGGTCCACAAGCAGCAAAACATGCACTGAGAACTCTGAAGCAGGTTGCTTCAAGCAAAGCACCAAGCATGACTCGTAAGATTGATGACAAAATGTCATTCAATGTTATTCGTAGAGCAGACGGTAAAGTTGGTGTCAAGTATAAGGGGACAGGTTCTTCTTACAATTTCTCCCAAGATGATATCGAAAAGCAGCATGGTCATAAACCATATCTCGCTAAACCACTTGGATTACTTCTACAACATCTTCCTAAAGTTATTCCGACTACTCCAGGCGAGTATCAAGGCGGATACATGTCAGATCGAGAATCTAGAGAGCATGAAGATGGAAAGATTTCTCACACACCAAACACAATTAAATATGACACAGACATCGATAGTCCAGAAGGTAAGGCACTTGCCAAATCTAAAGTAAGTGCTGTAATTCACAGCAAACTAACTTCTTCTGGTGCCAAACCTCTGACAAGTTTAGCAGGATTCAATAATCATCCTGATGTTCATCTTGTCCAACACCTTGTCTCAAAAGACCAAAACAAAATCCCGAAAGAATATAAGACTAAAGCAGATGAGCATCTGAAACAGGCAGAACAACTGATGGCATCGCATACTCATGATCATCATGTTGGGCACGAGCAAAC